GTTTGCGAAACTGGAACTAGAGCAAAAACTGATACTCCAGATATCGGAAAATTAATCATTTATGCACATGAACTAACAGCAGTGCCATATGCAACTCAAAAAATGATTGATGACGCAGGCTTTGATATCGAAAGCTGGTTAGCTGCAAAAGTTGCTGATAAGTTTTCTCGACTAGAAAATTCTGCATTCGTAAGCGGTGACGGCGTTAATAAACCAAAAGGTTTTTTAACATATGCTGCTGCTTCCGATCCTGATGTATACGAAAGAAATGCAATAGGTCAATTAGAATCTGCTGCTAGTGGAGTTATTGACGGAGATGACATCAAAGGATTGCAAAATCTTTTAAAAGAACCTTATCAGCCTAACGCTGTATGGGGAATGAGCCGACAAACTTTTGGTGAAGTTGTAAAACTTAAAGATGGCTATGACAGATATTTGTTAGATCCAAATTCTTTTAAAGTTGGAGATACTAAAATATTGCTAGGCTCTAATGTTGTATTTATGCACGATATGCCAGCTATTGCCGGTGACTCATTATCTATTGTTTATGCTGATTTCTCAAAAGCGTATACAATACTTGATAGAATCGGCATAAGAGTTGTTCGAGATATTTATACACAACGTCCTTATATTATCTACCCAACAACAAAACGCGTTGGTGGTTCGGTAACTAATTTTGACGCTATAAAGATTTTGAAAACTAAAGCCTAAGCCTAATTAATTTAAACAGGAGATATATTATGCCTTCAAGAGACTTAAGATCAAATATTGCAAGTGATCTCGGCTTTTATGCTGCGATTACTACAGATACAACTACAGCCGGGCAAATTGTTGATACTGCTGATTATGACAGCGGTATCATGTTTAGCTTTGCTGCTCCGGTATATTCAGCCGGAACTTTCACCCCGCTTATCGAGGAATCTGATGATTCTGGAATGGCGGGAGCAACCGCAGTTCCTGATAGTTCATTAATCGGCACTGAAGCCGGAGCTGCCTTATCTGCTCAAACAGCAGTGGGTGATTCAATGACAACGTTAGGTATCGTTTGCACGAAGCGTTATGTTAGAGTGAGTATTGTTTCAACTGGCACAGCCAACGGAACAATAACTGCAACAACTAGCAAAATGCCTGAGTTAAAACCAGTTGTTTAACCGAAAACGGGGCTGTTAACGCAGCCCCATACTATATATAGGTGAATATATGAAAATAAAAGCACTTAGAAATTGTGGTTATAATTTCACAGGGTATGGAAAAAGTGAGTTCTTTAAACAAAATGAAATTTATGATTTAGACGAAAGAAAAGCAAAAAAATTAATTGAGCTTGGATATGCTAAGTCATTAATTGAAGCTGAAAAACCAAAACTTCAAGAAAAAATGCAAGATGTTTCTAAGCAAGAAAACAAAATGCTTGATATTTCTAGCAAAGAAACTAAAAAATCAAAAAAAAGTAAAGAAAAGCAAAAAGTCAAAAAATCTAAAAAATAGTAAGGTTGAATATGGAACGAGCATATAATTATCATGTCATTACGCCACCTGCAAATCGACCTTTGACGCTTGCACTAGTAAAAACTCATTTACGTTTAGATCCAAATGATACTAGCGAAGACTCTTATTTAGAGTTTTTAATTGATATGGCGACAGAATTTGCAGAAGAAAAAATTAGGCGCGTATTAATAAATACAAAATTTAGAACGTTCAGAGATAATTTTGAGTGCTGTATTTTGCTTAGAAAGTCAAAGTTTCAATCACTAGATTTATTTGAATATATGGTTGATGATTCATTTACGGCAGTTGATAGTGATTTATATTATGTAACTGATGAAGCAGATTTTTCTAAAATAGTTCTAAAAGATGGATCATGCTATCCAACTGACAAAGATGTTAGATTGCAGTCAATAAAAATTGAATTTACAGCAGGATATGGAGCTGATGAAAGCGCAATACCGCCAAAAATTAAAACTGCTTTATTGCAACATATAGCAGCGTTATATGAAAATCGTGGTGATTGTGATACTGCATCAATGGAAGCATTATTGCCAGCAAGTGCAAAAAACATTTATCAAATGATGATGATTAGAGATCTTTTAAATAATTATTGCTAGGGGCATGTATGGCAGTTTGTACAAAAATATATAGAAAAAGTAAACGTGTTTGCATTGGTTCTCTCAATCGTAGAGCCTATTTATATGATCGCGCAATTCAACCTCCTGCTGGTAGTAGCGTAGACTTTACAGAGTTGTTTACGCCAGAAGCTTTATTATATGCTATGATTGAAACAACTGACGGAACGGTGGTTTTTGCTGATACAAACACCGAAGCAACAGTAACTCACAATATATATATAAGATATAGACAGGATGTTACAGCAGAAAAATGGTTGCTTTTGCCCTCAATAAATAGCGGTGATGATCAATATCTCGATATTCTAATGGTGGAAAATTTTGGAGAAAATAATAGATTCTTGAAATTGCGCTGTAATATTCGTGGTAAAGATTCATTGCCAGTTAATGAGGTTTAATATGATACCGTTTCCAGATAAGAAATATGATGTTATTTATGCAGATCCTCCTTGGGATGTAAAAGCTGGTCCAGGATGGAGTAGCAACGGAAAATCGAGAGATTTAATTTATCCAACAATGACGCTAAAACAAATAGAAGAATTGCCAGTAAATTCATTGTGCGCTAAAAACTGTAGGCTATTTTTGTGGACTATCAATAAATATTTGCCTGACGCTTTTAATTTAATGAAATCCTGGGGTTTTAAATTTTCAACAATGCTGATTTGGTGCAAAAATCCTAACGGCATAGGTTTAGGGGGTACATTTTCATTAACAAACGAATACTTGCTTTTTGGACATAAAGGGAAGGTCGAAGCATTAAAAAGACATGATACAACATGGTTTTTGGAAAAAAGAGGCAGACACTCAAGAAAGCCTGATAAATTTAGACAATTAATAGAACAAACGTTTAATGGTGAAAAAATAGAACTATTCGCAAGAGAAAAAACACAAGGCTGGGATGTTTGGGGAGATGAAGTTTAAATATGTTTGATATATGCGTTGATAGAAACAATAGAAAAGTTGAATTGCAGATTGAAAATATAGATGCAACAACTCGCAAGGCAATCAGAAAAGCTTTTTATTTTATTGGCAAAGATTTAGTAAAAACATCGCGTAAGCTTATAATGGATCCTCCAAAAACGGGAAGAATTTATAGACTAAGAAAAGGTGGAAAAATAGTAAGGCATCAAGCATCAGCCCCCGGGCAACCTCCGGCAAATTTCACTGGTTCGTTAAGAGATTCTCTTGATTTTGATGTAATCGGATCTGATAAAATGGAGTTTGGCGTTAAACAGCTTTTTCAAAATCGTAGAGGCACTCCGCTAGGTGTTAACTATGGAAAATATCTTGAGGGAGATCCAAATAGAAAACCAGTTAAATTATTTCCTAGACCTTTTTTGCTGCCATCTATAAAATCAAATCAAAAGAATACACAAGTGCATTTTGAAACCCAATTAAAAAAAGAGTTAGAGGAGCTTGCATAATGAAAGCGGAAGATATAATCAAGCAACTAATGGCTTATGTGCCAATTTTTACAGATAAATTTACAGATAATTTATCAATTTCTGAAATAACAAGTTCAGGGCTAGTTGCAAATGTTGAAACGTCAACGGCTCACGGTTTAGCTACTGGTGACTTTGTAAATATTTCTGGTACGTTAGTGCCGAATCCGATTATTTCATTAACTAGCTCAAACGGAATTGCAACAGCAGAAACTCAATTTGATAATGATTTAACTGAGGGTAAATTCGCAGGTGTTGGCGATCGAGACTTTAATGTCAATATTATTGAAGCAGATCAATCAGAATATAACGGAGAACATTTGCTATTAACTTCTCCAAACAGAAGAAATTTCACATATCAAATTTCAGGAAGTCCAACAACACCAGCAACTGGAACACCGAAATTAATAGAAAATCTTAAATATGGTTATAACGGATGGCATGAAATAACTGTTGTTGATGCTAACAATTTCACTTTCGATTTACAAAAAGCTATCGGCAGTCCTGCATATGGCAATCCAGTTGTTAGAGCAAATCCAAATATAAGTGGTGCTGTCACTTTAGAAAGAGGCTTAGCTGCTTATACAAAACAAGATACAAAATATTGGGCTTTCGTAGTTTTAGGTAATAGAACGGCAAATAAAGATAGGCAAACATATACTGATGCAACAGCAACATTTGGCAATGCTGCTTCATTTCGTCAATTAGTTATACAGCCTTTTAGTGTATATGTAGTTATCCCAACTACAAACGAACTAGCTGCGCGATCAGCAAGAGATTCATGCGAAGACTTAATTAAATTTTTTTCTTCAAGTTTATTAGAAAAATTATTTAATTCAGTTTTTACAGAGCAGCCTTTTTCAAAAGTTATTTTTAGTGCTGATAATTTTGTAGATTATACTAAAGCATATTATGTTCATGAATTTGTTTTTGAAGCAACAGAACATATTACTTATCCAGACACAATTGATAAAGGGTTAGGCGTTGCGTTTAGAGATATTGATGTTGACTATTTGTCTTCATTTAGCAATAATAGTTTTATGACAGACAATATAAATTTAGACGATGAACCATTATGATTAAGATAAAATTAAATATGAATTTATTAAATTATTTAAAAGGTACAATTTTAACTTTAACAAACGGATGCAAAGGTACAAAGCTAACTAGTTTTTGGAAAAAAAGAATTAAAGATTCTAAAATTGATAATTGCATAACGATTTTAAAAGATGATTGTAGTAAAGAAAAACTTACTTTGCCGATTGATAAAAAAACTGGTGTTGTAAATATTCCAGAAGACTCTAAGGAATATTATGCACAACTAGGAAATGAAATCGACAAAGAAGAAAAAAAGAATTTAACGAAACAACGAGGTAAAAAACCTAAAAAGAGGAAATCTAAATGAGCATTATAAACCCGATCATAAATACACAGATTCTTTCAGCAAATCAAGAATCTCAAAATGAAGAACAAAAGATTTTGTTCATCGGTCAAAAAGTTGCTGCTGGAACTGCGCCGGCTGGTGTTTTAGTAGAATCTATTGAAAATGATAATAGTCAATATACTTTATTCGGGCAAAATTCTATTTTGTCAAATATGGTTACCGCAGCAAAAAGAATTAATAAAATTTCAAGAATTGATGCTATACCACTTGATGATGATGGCGCGGGTGTTGATGCAACTGGAACTGTAGTTTTTGGCGGTGCGCCAACAGAAGCAGGAACTATACAAATTGTAGTTGGTGGCTCAAAAAAACATACTTATACTTTAGCAATAACATCGGGCGCAAGTCTAACTTCAATCGGTAATCTATTGGCTGATGCGATAACAGCAGATGCGAGCGTGCCAGTTAGTGCTGTGAATGTAACCGGAACAGTTACATTGACCGCTGACAATGCGGGCTTGGAGGGTAACTTTATTTCGATTCGCAGTATTGGATCAGTTGCAGGTTTGACAGTTACAATTACCGGAATGAGCGGGGGCGCAACAAATCCATCGCTCGACAATGTGCTTGATGTTGTTGAAAACATACGTTATCAAACTATAGTATTCCCATCGAGTTATTTAATTAATGATACAAACGATAATATTTTAGATTTTCTTGAAAATCGCTGGAATCCATCAGGTGACAGAATTTTTGACGGCGTAGGCATTATGTGTGTTACTGATACGTTCGCAAATCTTAAAGCAGCGACATATGCGGATAATGCAAAAACTATTTGCCCTATTTCTAATATTCAAGTTGCAGATAGTGATTTTGACGGATCTGCACTGCTTGAATTGGATTATGAAATTGCTTCACAATTTGCAGCAATCAGAGCATTAAGATTAACAACTGACGCAAATATATCTGATTATGTTGACGCAACACAGGGGGCTAACGATGCATTCGGCGGTATTCATATCTCAACTTTGCCTTATCATAACACTCCTTTTGCTAATTTGCCGTTGATTGATACAAAATATCAGTTAACTTATTTAGAGCGACAAGAACTTAAAGCTGTTGGTTGGACAATATTGGGAAATAATATTTCAAACACAAGCATTATTTCTGATAGCGCAGTTACAAGATATTTGAAAGATGCAGCTGGAGATGATGATTTAAGTTTTAAATATTTAAACTATGTTGATCAAGCTTCAGTAGTGCGCGAATATTTTCACAATAATTTGCGTAGAATATTCAGGCAGACAAGGCTTACTGAAGGCGATTTAGTAGATGGTTACAATATGGCTAATGCTGGAATTATTAAAGCTGAGTTAGCAAGTCTTTACACTGATTTAGCAAACTTGGCTATTGTAATTTCTGGAGAAACAGCAACAAAAGCTTTTGCTGATAGCATAGTTATAACAATTGATGAAATAACCGGAACAGTAACTATTGAAATGTTGGATCCTGTTGTAAGTCAGTTAAGACAAATGAACATAACAATGAAATTAACTTTTTCAGTTAATTCTTAATAGGAGTAATTTAAAATGATGAGTCCAGTGCAAAATAACTTAACTAACCCTGTCGTCAGAATTCAAAATGTAATTGTGACAATTAAACCAGCAAGTTTATCTTTCGACATCGGAAAGGGTGAAAAAAAAGTTTCCGGTGTTTCTGTTGGCGGTGGTGCATCAGGTATTGCCGTATCTGATGATGTATCAACAAGAGTTGGTAAAATAAAATTTTCTTTGTTTACAACAGCGGAAAACATCGCAAGATTTAGAGCGTGGAAATCACAAGCAAATTCTGTTGGTAATACAATTTCATTGACAGAGGGAAATACTCATATTGTTGGAAAATATATGCAAGTAGTAAATAGCCCTGACATGGCTGTTGGTGTTGATGAATCTTTTGAAATTGAGTTTGAGGGGCTTCCTTTAGAAACAAATTAAAATCATTAAATAGGGGTATTAAATGAGTAAGATTGTTAAAGAAAAAGAGTTTGAGTTTAAGTTATCTGAGCAGATTTTATATCAGCATCAAAATGGAGAATCAAAAAGCGATACCTTATTGCTAAAGTCTTTTTCAAGAAATCATATGCATAGACATCAAGATAATTTGATAGATATGCGAGATATGCTTAATAAAGCATATATTTCTTTTATGAAAGAAATGGTAGTTTTTTCTGATATGGCATCAAAGCAAATTGAAGAAACAAAAGAAACTAAAACTATTAAAGATGATTATGTTACGTTTAATTTATTTTTGGGATTTATACCGGACAAAAAACATTATAACAAAATATTTTGGGAATTAATCATTGACAATCTTTGTTTTGTTGACAGAAAAATTGCTTTAACTAAAGATTTAAAAGACGATATAAGCCTTGATGATCAAGCTGATATTTTGGCAGAATATACAAGAAATTTTATTTTACCCTCATGGATGAAACCCCAATTTGTGAAATAGATTATAGCATTTGTCAGATGTTGAAATTCTATGGGGGTGGTGTTGGATATACAGAATTATGCAACATGCCTTTAAATGAGATTAAAGAAATTTATAGAAATATGATAAAAATATCTCGCGAAGAAGAAAAGGCAATTGAAAAAGCGAGCAGAAAGAAATGACATTTGATATAAGATACGTATTTGAAGCAGTTGATAACTTTTCTCAAACAGCTAAGAAAATCGGTAATTCTGTAGTTAAAATTGGCAAACACGTTCAAAAAGCTAGAGAGGGATTAAAAAGATTCGGTGATTCAATGATGCGAACAGGGAAAGGTTTAGCTATCGGAATAACTGCTCCGATCCTAGCTGCTGGTGTTGCAATGGTAAAATCAGCCGATGATATGGAGCATTT